CTCCTTATGACCGACCAAATGACAATTCGGTGATAGTAGCCGAAGCGGCAAGAAAAGCCGCTGGTCTTCCAAACTTCACTGAGAAAAACAATGCCTTCAATGCTGCACAGGGTCGGGGTAACATGGGGACTCCAATTATAAAAGTTGGTGACACTGTTGAGTTTGCAAATCCCATGCCTAATGAAATGCAGGACGGTAAATCGATTAAAATGAAGGTGCTTGAAGACCGTGGAGATAGAGTCCTTGTTGAATACCAGGTACCTATGGGGATAAAGCCAACAGGCAATGTTAGTAAAGAGCACTTAAAACCTCCATTATCTGGTGTAGAGTCTAATGACTATTATAACAAACCATTAAAAAGGAATACAGACTTGCAAGGAGTACCACATACTCAAGCTTGGTTGGAAAAAGACCCAAGTGCCGCAGAGAATCGAGCAGACAAGGCGAAAATGGCTGCAATAAATGATACCGCTCGATCTGCTGCAGGTCTTTTGACCTCAAAACAAGACCGCCAAATAAAAGAAGGTATAGCAGTATGGGAAAACAGTCAAGCTAACTACATGGTTAAAAATGACCACGGTGGAACCAACTTTGATGCCAAAGCATTGGTTGCCCATCTGGACAACATAGGTATAGCAATGGACCCAAGGGCACGGGCAAATGTCATTGGGCATGCTGCTTCACATGCGTGGGACAAACCTGAAAAGAAGGTGGACCTAAAGAAACATGGTAAACCAATAAAGGGACCTTTTGGGTACGGTAAATAATGCTCACTCCAACTGCTTTTGACCAACTCCTAGTCCCAATACTTGACTTATATGATGATTTCATAATGTCAGTTATAAATGATATTGCTAGGAGACTGGTCAAGACAGGAATAATAACCTCCACAGCCGCTTGGCAGATGAATAGAATTCTTGAAGGAGGTGCAGTTTATACTGACGTATTGGACTACATATCTATACTGACCGGCAAAAGTTCAACGGTCCTTGCGGGTATGTTTACCAAGGCAGGGGTCTCGACAATTACATTCGATAATCGAATTTACATAGCCGCTGGTTTGAAACCCCTGCCTATTCCCCTCTCACCAGCAATGCAGCAAGTGCTTATTGCTGGATTACGCAAGACTGCTGCAGAGATTTACAACCTGACAATGACAACTGCTTTAGAAGCTCAACATATATTTATAGAAACTCTAGACCTTGCTTATATGCAAGTGACCAATGGAACTATGAGTTATACTCAAGCAATCAAAGCAGGTATAAAAGAGATGGCTAGAAAAGGGGTAAAGATCGTTGAGTATAATAAGTCAAAAGACCAGGCAGATGTTGCAGTTCGTCGGGCGGTCTTAACTGGTGTGGCACAAACTACCGGGAATATCCAGATATACGGTGCTATGGAGTCTGGGATTGACTTGGTTCAAACATCCGCGCATATTGGTGCTAGACCTACCCATGCTGAATGGCAAGGCAAGGTCTTTAGTGTCTTTGGTAAAACTCCAGGTTATCCTCTGTTTTCAGAGACCGGTTATGGGACTGGACCAGGACTTTGTGGGTGGAATTGCCGGCATTCTTTTTATCCTTTTTATGAAGGTATTTCAGAGAATTTTTACACTGAAGCAATGTTAGATGAATATGATGATAAACGGGTCAAGTATAACGGTGTTGAGATGTCCGTATATGATGCGAGTCAAAAGCAACGTGAGATTGAACGAGAGATACGCAAGACCAAGCGAGAAGCTGAAGCACTTGCTGAAGCTGGTTTTGATAACACTGAAGAGATAGACAAGATTCATGGTCTACAAGCACGAATGCGAGATTTTGTAGTTCAGACAGGACTGATTCGACAACCCGTTCGTGAGGGTGGGAAAGTCCAAAGAGTAGAGAGGTAAACATGACACAACTACGCAAATCTAAGGGATTGAAGACTGGGGGGCAATGGGCCACTCAACCTGGTGGCCCTCTAGCTGCGGGCAAACAAGCACAACTGCTGGGACCCCATCCTGAAAGTATTGCCAGGGACCAAGCCAAGGCAGACTTCAAACGTCACAAGAAAGAAGCAATGGATAGATTCCTTGCTAAACAAAAGATCGAACGAGAAGAACAACATGCACTGGGGTTACCCGGGAAGCAGACTATTAAATTAATTGAAAAGCGACTTGCAGCTGGTATACCTAGGGGCAGACCACTAGACAAAAAATTGAAACGGTTAGAAATAGTAGCGCATAGGCAAATGCTGCAGGGTTGGTTTACCAAACGAGCAAGAGCAGGTAGAAATACTGGGGATATTACTCCAGGTGGAGTGCATAAATTAGCAAAGGTCACCGGTCGTCCTGGGAACTTGAAAGCCGTAACAATGAAAGTAATAAAGGCCGGGGATATTACAACTGGCGGTAAACATTGGTTCACAAATAGATTCGGACTATTAGTCAAGGCAACTATTCCACCTCCCAAAGGACCTGCAACTCTTTGGCAGGAATCTATAAATCGTCGTGCAGAGCAACATCAACGGCATGTTGATTTACGAGTTGCTAAGAAGGCAGAGTTGTTTAGAGAGGGCAAAAATATTGCTGCTAAACGGTTCAACATGAAAAAGAAGGGTTTGAGTTTTCAAACTCCGGTTAACAAAGTTGGTGATGTCTCTAAAGGCGGAAAGTTCTTAGCACTACAAGCACGAGGGGTTCATAGAAACAGGTTGTGGAAGGACGGTGAACCTAAAATAACTTGGAGACTTATTCCAACAAAAGATAGAGCAGGTGGAGTACAACCACTAGGTAGAGTACGACCTGCTTCAGCATTTGTTCAATCATATCCTAAACGTTGGAAACCACCCACAGGGGGAACTGTATTTACTGCAGATGACGGGTCTAAAATGACTGTGCTTCCTAAACAACCAAGCATAGGTATATTTCAAAAAGTTATTGTTAGTAATGAAGATGGGTCAAAAGGAGTTTTGAAGTCTGATGGTATTTTAGAGAACCGAGGTAGAGGTCCTAATGCTGGAGAGTTTGCTGGCATAGTGCAAGGATTTGCAAGACGTGAGGTACTTGCCAGCGAAGTAGACCAGATGATTGGATTAGGGATTGTGCCTCCAACTAAAGAGGTCATAATATCAAAAAACGGTTTGGACGATCGTATGGGTTCTTATCATAGTTTACAGACTTGGATAGATGATACAGAGTTAGGAGAAAACTATGTAGCTTCTGATGTGTATAAAGAACTTGAGGACAAAGAAGAAGTGGGTAAAATGTTACTAGTTGATACTTTATTAGGTAATGGGGACCGTCATGGGCAGAATTGGCTTGTGGGTGGAAAACCAGGTGCTAGACATATTTATGCCATAGACAATGGTTTATCCATGACTTCAACTGAGACAAATGCAGTATCAATGGCAAGGGATTGGGTTTCGGAGTTGACAACTCCTGTACAACGTTTTGAAGGTGGTAAAGCAATTTTGAATCCTAAGTATAGAACAGAGATTCAACGAGTTTTGGCTGATGGGTCATTGAAAAAATTAGTTTATGGAGTGCACAATAGTTCTAAATATAATGGTGGTAGACGAGCACAAGCAGCTGAGGCACTTTTAGTCCGTGCACAAAGTGTAGTAGATCGTTGGGATGACATATTCAAGAACCTGTAAAGGATGGTAAAAGATGAAGTATAACGTGTATGATTTTGTAACTGGAGAACCCAGACTGCTTGGAAAAGTTGATGAGAATAATCAAATAACCGGATTTCGTGCTGAACTAGTAAAACGGCTGCTAATAAAAGGAGGATGGCCACTTAAAGACCCAATGATGGTTTTATATGGAGATTATTGTTGGGCTGAAGAAGATGAAGAAACTGAACAGACTGTAACAGGATAATGACCGTTCTATTTAGATAATTTCAATGTATAATATAGGTAGTAAATCGCTAATGGCAAGCGTAAAAAGGCCAATGCTGAGTGAATGGCAACCACTTAAAAAGCCTAGGCAATGAATAGTAAAGGAGATTTAAGCAATGAAAAAGGAAGATCTAATCAAGTTAGGACTTACAGAAGAACAAGCTAATGCTGCTTTGGTCATTCATGGGAAGGATATTGAATCCCATAAAGCCAAGTTAGAAGCATTGACCACAGAAAACCAGGCCCTTTTCGGTCAGGTTACCGAGGCTACTTCGACAATCGAAAGTTTTAAGAAACTCGATGTCAGTGGAATTCAGGCAGCTGCAGACCAATGGAAAACAAAGGCTGAACAAGCTGAAGATGAAATAGCCCAGGCACGTGAAGAAGCTGAGAATGCAATTGCCGAAACAGAGTTCAACTATGCTTTGAGAGACGCACTACTTCAGGCAAATGCAAGGAACCCAGTTGCTGTGAGTGCACTACTTGATTTCGACAAGTTGAGTGTTAATGATGATGGTGAAATCACCGGACTCAAAGACCAACTTGAGACCATTAGGTCTGAAAACGAATACTTGTTTATTCCTGAAAGTGACGACCCGCAGATAGTTTTAGGCGGTAATTCTAATTCAATCATAAATGATGTAGTGGTAGAAGCGGCTAGAACAGCTGCAGGTCTAAAACCCACATCATAAGGAGAATATAATGACCCAGAATTTAGCCTCTGCTCTTGTCAGTAAATTCCAACCCATTCTTGATGAGGTTTATGCAACTTCTTCACTAACATCCAGGATGGATGGGTTGACCAAACCCGTGGATTTCGCAGGAGCAAATGTTGTAAAAGTCTTGAAACTTGGCATGGTTGGTCTTGCCAATTATGTTCGTGAGACCGGATATATTGTCGGTGACGTGACCGCGACCTGGGAAACATTGACCTTGGCTATCAGCCGTGGTCGTGAATTCAATATTGACCGCATGGACGATGAAGAGACTTTGGGTATGGTGTTTGGTTCACTGGCAGGTGAGTTCATCCGCACCCTTGTTGTGCCTGAAGTCGATGCTTACCGGTTTGCAACTTATGCTGGTTGGGGTTCGGTCGGACAGGCAACTCCTGCGACTTATACCAGTTCAACCATTATCGCTGCATTGGATGCTGCCAAAGCTGCAATGAATGCTGCGAGTGTTCCGGTCGAAGGTCGAATCCTTTATATTTCAGACACTTGTTTGGGATTCTTGGAAGCGGCTGTAACCCGTATGCTTGGGAATGAAAGTGCTGCTAATCGTACCTTGAATTTTTGGGATGGAATGCCGATCGTTATGGTCCCACAGACCCGATTCTATTCCGCAATCACATTGACCGCTGGGTCTGCAACTACCGGTGGTTTTGCCAATAACGGCAGTGAAATGAATTTCATGATTGTTCATCCTTCCGCCGTTCTGCAAGTGACCAAGCACGCCAACCTGAAGATCTTCTCTCCTGAAGAAAACCAGAGTAAAGATGCTTGGAAGTTCCAATACCGTCTCTACCATGACGCCTTTGTTTATGATAACAAGGTTGCTGGTGTCTATCACTCTCACAAGGCCTAAGGTCTAGGTATATTATGAAGATACAAAAAGGCGGTATCACGATCGAGGTGCCTGAAAACGACCTAGCTTTTTATATTCGTGCTGGGTATAAGGAAGTCAAAGAGGGTCCAGACCTTGGACCCTCGTCCGAAGAAGAGGTTGTAAAACCTTTGACTGCTAAGCAAAAAGCAGCCTTGGCCAAAAAGGTGGTGAGTAATGACGACTAAACTAACTGGTATCGATTGGATGAACAAACTCGATGAAGCTAATAACCCTGCTGGGGTCGCTCAAAATGCAGTTGACATTGATGCAGCTGAGACTCGACTTGACCTGCTTGAACGAGATTATCATACAGGTACAGCAGTACATGTTGATTTTGTGGTTGGTGCTGAAGGAACTAACACTGTACTTGTCTCCATGCAATTAAAGGATGGAGATGATACTGACCTGGCGGTCAGAGGTTCTGTTTTTGCTTATCTTTCAGATGATGCTAATGGCGACTCGATCGTTGCCACTGCTCCATCTGGTGGATGGGCGATTACAGTAGATGGGGTTCTTATCCCGATTATTGCAGGCAAATTTGCTGAATTAATCAGCGAATCAGATGGTGACATTGCTGTCACGATAACTGAAACAGGCACAAAGACCTGCTACTTGGTCGTGGTTTTGAACAATGGTAAAATCATGGTCAGTGGTGCTATCGTGTTTGCTGCTTAGTAATTGAGGAGTACAGAGGCATGACAACTTCGTATGCTACTTATTCGTATTACATAACGACATATCTTGGTAGTTTGATTGCCTCTGTTGATTTTGCTACCTTAGCCTTGCGAGCTTCGGCTTATATTGACCAGATAACTTTTAACCGTGCTGCAGCAATAATCACTGCAGATACACCCACTGAAACTGTAGATGCTATAAAGATGGCTACTTGTGCAGTTGCTGAAGATCTTCAACGATGGGGTGGTAGTACGACGGATGGTGGAGTCCAATCCGAATCTGTTGGTTCCCATTCTGTGTCTTATGTTAAAGGCGCTGCAGCTACTCTAAGCGGCATTGAAAAACTAGCTAGGACCGCTGCATTATATTTGAATAGTACCGAACTTATGTACAAAGGTTTTGCATCAAGTGAATATGGTGGAACACTGTTAGACGAGGAAAACTGGTAATGCGGACTAATAGTAGTATAACGGTCTACAATAAATATATTGCCTCTGGAGTTGAGACGTATCAACGTACACAGATTTTTAACATTGAGTGGGAAAACCACAAGGGTGCTAATATTATTAAGTCTGGATTAATGACTGCTGACCAAGCAACTATTTATATACCTTGGGCTAGATGTGGTTTGTATCTCACTCCCAAGGTTTGGTTGGCATCTACTTTAACTTCAAAAGCAGGTAGATGGACCTTATCAATGGGTGATTACATTGTAAGAGGACTTGTAGAGGATGAAATAACTACAGGGTTTACAATGTCAGACCTCAAAGCAAAGTATGATGATGTACTGCAAGTAAAATCCATTGACATAAGAGATATGGGTTCGATAAGCATGTGGCATATTCAAGTTGGAGTATCATGACAACTGAAATTAAAACTTCACGTGGGTCTATAACCACTAAAGATGGAAAAGCTGAATTAGTTTGGAATACTAATTTCAAACCCAGGTGGCATGCTAAGTACAGTGAAGCACAAATCTTTGTTGACCGAGAAGTCTTGCGAGGATGCGAACCTTATACACCACTTTTGACCGGTATGTTGATTATGTCCGGGGCTCTAGGGACCGATATAGGTAGTGGTAAGGTCTCTTGGATTGCACCTTATGCTAGACGACAATATTATACTCCTCGTAAAATAGGGACACAGACCGGTCCACTTCGTGGGCCTTTTTGGTTTGAACGTTGGAAACAGGTCGGAGCTAGACAAGTCATCGAGGGTGCTCGTAAGATCGTAGGTGCAAAATGACTGTACTCTCAGCAGTCCAGACTTTTATCAAGACTTATAGTCCTATTAGTAATATTCCTGTTTTGATTGACTTCCTAGCCGCTGAACCAACCCAGTTCGCAATTATGCCATTACCTGGGGCACAGATAGTAGAAAAGTATATCAATGGTGGAAGTACCCGTGAATTCCCTTTCGCTGTTCAGTCTATGGAAAGTACAGCAGATGAATTAGAACGGTTGGAGAATATTGGGTTCTATGAGACTTTTGCTGATTGGTTGGAGTCCCAGACAGAATTAGACAATCTTCCAACTTTGACCACAGGTAAAACAGCAACTAAAATTGAAGCATTAGGTTGGGCAAGTTTATATGAACAAGGACAATCTAGTACGGGTATTTATCAGATTCAATGTAAACTAACTTATGACCAAGTTCCTTAAGGAGATGAAAGATGACAACTACTAAAATCAAACGGTCTGCAGTTCTAACTTATATGTGGACCAATCCTCCAACTAATACGGTCTACAGTCTTATCGGTGATGGAGTTGCGACCGCAAAGATTGCCATGAAACCGAAAACAACTGAAGAACAGTATATCAATGAAGACTCTGCTCGAGTGTCAGTAGATTCTTATGCTCCTTCATTGCCGGTTGAGATGACTTGTAAAGTTGGTGACCCTGTATTTGAATACATTGACGCTCTGCGAATTGCACGAGCAATCGATGAAGATGCCGAGACTTACATCTTCAATGTATGGAATTACAAAGCAGGTGGACCAAC